ACCTTGACCAATACCTATGACTACACGGACGAGAATGGTCTACTTCTTTTTCAAAAACTCCGCTACATAGATGAAGACGGAAAGAAATCTTTCAGTCAGCGCAAGCCCGACGGCAAGAGTGGATGGGAATACAGCTTAGGTGATGTCCCGAAAGTCCTATACAACCTCCCTGGAGTTATCTCAGCGCGAGCATTTGATGCAACCATATGGGTGGTCGAGGGGGAGAAGGATGCAGACACACTAATTGAGGCAGGTTTCGTTGCAACGACGATGCCAGGTGGGGCTGGTAAATGGCTCGAGATACACACCGAACCCTTGAGTGGGAGCGTTGTTGAAATAGTCGCAGACAATGACGAAGTTGGTATCAAGCATGCGCTTAATGTTTGTGAGAAATTAATTGACGCTGGTTGTGACGCTCAGGTTTGGATATGTCCATCCCACAAGGACATAACCGACCACCTTTCTGCTGGAATGTCAATTGATGATTTGGTCGCCTACGAAGCGCCTCCCGTGCTCAATGATTATTCAGTTTCAGAAAATGGGTTTACGGAAGTTGAACTAACGGGAATAAAAATTAATGAGGATTTGTCGCCAGAGGACCTTGCCCTACAGAAGCTAAAGGAATTAATAGAAAGGGACGACCTCAATGTTAAGCAAAAAATTGCTAAAAGCAATCTCATATTGGCCACAGCCACCGTCTCCTTTTCGCTTGATACTGGCCGCCTAGTTCACTGGAATGATTTCCTTAAAGAGACTGATGGAGACACCTACGATTGGGTCATACCAGGACTTCTTGAGAGAAGCGAGCGTGTCATAGTCGTGGCCGCTGAGGGTGTTGGTAAGACAATGCTCGCCCGACAAGTGGCGCTCCTCTGCGCTGCAGGAATCCACCCGTTCTCTTTTCAGCCCATGCCAGCCATAAAGACGCTCACCCTCGACCTAGAAAACCCAGACAGAATTATTAGACGTACTGGTCACTCAATTGCTATGCAGGCAATGGCTTCTGGCCGAGTGACTAGACTAAATGCAGAACTATTGACCAGGCCGTCCGGAATGGACCTGCTCAAGGCAAGCGATAGGGCATCACTTGAAGAGGCCCTAGACAGGGTGCGTCCTGACTTACTAGTCATTGGCCCGCTATATAAGGCTTTCCTTGACCCAGGCGGGCGGACCTCTGAATCAATCGCCCTAGAAGTAGCAAAATATCTAGACACCATTAGGACTGTTTATAAATGTGCGCTATGGATTGAGCACCACGCCCCACTTGGCACAAGCATGACCAGCAGGGACCTGCGGCCATTTGGTTCTGCCGTGTGGTCGAGGTGGCCGGAATTTGGCATATCCCTTCAGCCAGACCCAACAGCTCTCGGCGCATATGTTTACGATGTCCGTCATTTCCGTGGTGCACGTGACGAGCGCCAATGGCCGACTAAAATAAAGAGAGGCGTCAAATTCCCGTTTGAGGTCATTGACTGGTCTAAGGCTGTAACGTGAGCGACGAAAAATCAAAACCAATTACTACTAAAGAGTTCCTCCACGAGCGCGATATGCGCATCTTCAAGATGAGGCAAGCCGGAACTTCTGTTAATGAGATAGCCCGACGATTCGGCATATCTACTCAGTCGGTAGCACGCTCAGTTCAGCGTCAATTAGAAAAAATGAACAAGGAGGCCATTCTTGCGTATCCAGAAATTCTGAGAATGGAGCTCGAACGGCTAGATAATCTCCAGCAAGCAATTTGGCCAATGACACAACATAGACGTGTCTCAATGGACGACGGAACAGAAGTGCAGGTCGAGCCAGACCTCAAGGCAATTCAACAGGTCCTATCAATCATGGACCGAAGAACAAAACTACTCGGCATGGAGCAGACAAATGTTAATGTAAATGTTGACGCAAATATCAACTCTACAATTAGGGCAACCATTGCCGGACAGCCTGGTGTAATCATGCCTGCTTCCGGCTTTGACGCTGAATCAGAAGCCAGAAAACTACTAGAACTCATGGGTATAGCAGGCGTTCTACCTGCGGAAACAGTTTCATCTATTCTTGCAAAAAATCAAAAACCTGACGACGGCATTATCGATGCTGAAGTAGTATCGGATTTAGAAGACAGGCCGATTTACAGGGATTTTGACAACAATGACCCAGGACAGTAACCCAGAAGAAGACAATATTCGTGCGGCAATGGACAAAGTGGCAGAAACAATAACGCCAACGGTCTCCCCGTTAATCAATGCTGCTGATGGCCCTGCGGATAAGCAGGTTTTAATCAGAACCAACGATTATGAACGAAATAGATGGAAAGAGGCCGCAACGCTCGAACAGGTAACTCTTTCTGCGTGGATACGGAATACCCTCAATTCAGAGGCCAAGCGTCTTCTGGAGTGTGAACACCCGCTGAACATGATGCGCTTCTACCCGTGGGCAAAAATATGCACCAAATGCGGCGCTCGCCTCAAATCCTAGGTTATTTACAATGGTATTATTTAATTAAATGTCTGTAGATAACAATGAGTTCCACATCCCCTTTGAGGAAACGCGTCGCGGTGTAGATTCAAACACCGAAGAAAAGGCCGCCCTCGGTCGGCTGGGGCGCTATTTGGGCTCCAGAGCCACAAACAGACCCACTATCGGCCAGAGGCGAAGAGGCAGGGGCGGTGGTCGAGGGGTCGAAATACCTACCGGCGGCAAGCCAGGCACACGAAACCCAACGGGCTCGCGAAGGGACGTCGATGGAGACGGCTGGGCTGACGAAGGAACCAAGAAGCCGGTATGGGTGGGGATGGGGAATACGGAGCCCGCATCAAAACCAAAGCCTCAAGCGCAAAGACAAACAGCGAAAAGAACCGAGACAGAAGTTGCCAAGAAGCTATCCAGTGGATTGGAGCAACTGTCGCCGTTAGAGCGTTACGACTATGGTCCAGTGGTTGCTGCCAAAAAAATCAAAAGCAAAGACACCGAATACAGGCTAGTCATTAGGAATGACTTTGATATTGGCATCTATCTTGAATCAGATTTCAACAAAGCACGCGACGTTTTAGTCGAGAGATTCAACAAACTTGGAGCGAACCCCTTCAACGATAAGCCATCTCCATTGGGTCCGGAGGATATCGACGACAGGGATGTTCTGAGGTTCATGCTCGACAACGATAAGACCATAAAAACCATGTCGGCCATGCAAGTATGGTCGCCCGGTGGCGGCAGTCGAACTGAAGTTTTTCAAATCAACACAAGACCCAAACACCAAAGACGTGGTCTCGCAGCAGAGATGTTCAATACACATAGGGAAACTTTCCCTGAGTTGGACCTTCAGCACAGTGATGCGTTGAGCGAGGATGGTCGAGCATTTTCAAAAGCAGTACCGGCTACGTCCAACATGGAATCCCCAGATAGGCCGTCCAGTCTTTCGTCTGGAAAAAAATATCAAGAGCTTGTCGATGCTCAGCCAGAATTAACCGAAGAAAAGTTGCGTCAGATAGACGAGCTTAATGAATTATTAAGAAGCGATTTACTTGATAGCGCCGACTCGTATAGTGAAGATACTGATGTATTTGGCACAGGAATAGATATTTTAAATGATTCACCAGAGCGTGCAGCACAAAGAAAAAGAGTGCATGATTTATTACGTGAAATTTTTAGTGGAGAAATTGAGTTAGAGGAAGACATCATCGTCACCGCTACTAATGGCGAAAAAATAAATTTAGGAAAAACTGTTGTTGTTGATGTTGCTGAATCTTTCGAAGCCCTTGGCTGGCAGGTGGAGATAGACGAAGTAAGTGAAGAAGATATACAACTAGTCCAAGACCAAACTTTTGAACCATTTCTTTCAGCCGATTCAACCGGCATTGGCCTAGCCGCAAGATTTCAATTCAAACTAACCCCCACTGCCGATGCCGCAGAACGACTAACTGCAGCCGGGGTGCCAGATGAAATGATTTGGGATGAGATGATGTCGGTTGGGCCCGGCACCCAAGGAGAAGTGCAATTTGGTCGCTCCGCAAGAATGCTTTCGTATTTTCCTGGAGATAAACCAACGGCGACGATGCAGCATGAGACTTTCTTTCTGAATTCGGAGTCTCAAGGACACGGCATAGGAAGCGCATTCAATGCAAGAAATGAAAAAATATACGAAGCTATCGGTCAATTAAAAATATTTGCAGCGGGGACGTCCAATACCGAAGAATCCATTGGGGCGACGCACTGGCCTAGAAATGGATTCACGTGGGCCGGGGAACCAGGGAAACAAACTTTTCTTGGGACAATCGCAGAAGCCCTCGATGATACTGAACAGAACTGGTTTAGTCCGGAAGA